GCAATGCATATCAAGAGTTTCGACCCGCTACCTTAGAAAAGGCTAGGGGGGATTATATGAATACAATTGACGTGTTATTTGCTGAGGGTTCTGAACCCGCTAGATATGCCGCTAAAGTGCGTCCGCTAGACCCCGTTGAAGTCATTTCTGGCCAAGACGGAGTTAAATTTGTGGATGCTCTGAAGCCGACTACATCTATGTCCCATCCGATAAATAGGCCAAAGCAAGAATTTTTGCGAGACCTATTACCGGAAGACCATCCTAATCACAATAGGCCTAGGGCCATTGCTGATATGGTGGTAGCGCAAGCTGAATATGACCGTGTCATGTACCGTAATGGTCGTTCTGCAAATCCTATATTTAAGAATTGTACTAAGGACGAAGTTACTCCACTTGATAAATTGAAAGCTCGCATTTTCCAGGCTGCGCCTGCTCACTTCCAACTACTGGTTCGGGAGTATTTCTTACCGATTGCTGCATTTATGTCTCGCTATCCGCTTGTATTTGAATGTGCAGTTGGTATAAATGCTCAAGGTCCACAATGGGATGAGTTGATGAAGCATATTTCATCAGTTGGTGGCGGTAAGCGCCAGGTGGCTGGTGATTTTAAGGCATATGATCAGCATATGTCTGCTCGTATGATCCTCATTGCACTGAATATCATGATTGATATTGCTGAGGAACATATGGATTATTCAGATGATGATATCGAAATTATGCGATTCTTGGCATCTGATATTGCCTTTCCATTGGTTTCAATCAATGGAGATTTGACCCAATTGTTTGGATCAAATCCTTCTGGCCATAATTTGACGGTTTACGTCAATTCTATTGTCAATTCACTTTACCAGAGATGTGTCTTTTTTGAGATTTATCCCGATTATGTCGGATTATTCTCTGCAGTGGTTAAGTTGACTACTTATGGCGATGATAATCTTATGGGAGTTCATAAGTCTATACCTGAGTATAATCACACTCGTATGGCAGAGATTTATAATGAACATGACATTATTTTCACCATGGCCCAGAAGGAGGCAGACTCCGTGCCGTTCATTGGAATGAACGAAGTGGAGTACCTTAAGCGTTGGTCGCGCTACGATCCCACCTTGGTTTATACCAAATCCAATGGTGAGAGAGAAAAGGGAATGTATATTGCTATGCTCGACGAAGATTCTATCTTCAAGAGCTTGATGCAAAATATTAAGTCCAAGACCGAACCTCAGTCTCAGGTTGCAATTCAATGTATTGAAGGTGCAATGAGGGAATGGTTCTTCCATGGGGAAGAGGTCTTCAACGAGCGTCATGCTCAGATGAAGGAGGTTGTTTCTCGCAAGAATTATGACAACTGGATGGATTCATCCTTCTGGC